GCCTCCGGCTCGGGTGCGGTTCCGAGCGCGGAGGCCGCGAGTGCCCCTGCGGAAGCGACAACGGCGCCGACAGGGCCGCCGAGGACGGCGCCCAGAACGGGCGCGGCTTTGGCAACCGTCTTGCCGACGTCAGACCATGTCAGCGCCACTGCTCAGCCTCCTACGCCTCGGTGCCGGTCACTTCGACCAGCGCTTCGGGGAACATGCAGAGGGTGACGGGATTGCACTGGACCTCGAGCTGGAATCCCTTGTCGAAGTCCATGCGCTCCATCTTGGAGTAGAACGCCTGGCCGTCCGTGTTGACAGTGTCCATGTAGTCGGCAGGAGACCAGAACGTCTTGAAGACGCCCGGGCCGGTCGGAAAGACGTGCGCCTTGTTGGAGGCGACGAGGGTGTTGCCGCCGACGGCCTTGTGGTAGCGGTACCAGCGGATGCCGCCGTAGTCGAAGGCGCCGGCGAGGAACGGATCCTGTCCGAACATGGGCGCGTGGTTGGCGTACCAGGCCTCGTAGGCGTGGCGCGTGCCGGCGCCGGTGGTCAAATACTTGAAGAAGTCGGCGCCGCAGATGGCGGCAAGACTACCGTAGGCATTGCCGCCCATGGCGGTGTCCACCATGGAGCAGATGTCCATGCAGGCGCGCAGCACCGTGTTGGGACCGGTGCCGTCGGTCGAGCCTTCGGTCGCCGGGAAGGCGATGGACTTGGTGGCCTTAGACTTGCCGAAAGCCTGGAAGCTGTCGAAGAGAACCGTGCTGCCGTCGGCGTCGAGCACCTGGCCCTTGACGGCGCCGACGCGGTGCCATTCCAGGGTGGCCTCGAGGTCGCGGCGCAGGGCCGCCTGCTTGCGGGCAAGGCGGTTGGCCACAGTCTCGGGTTCGGTGGTGCCGAAGGCGCGCACGTCCTGCACGTCCTCGGGATGGATCACGTCGTAGCGGGAGAGGTGGGCAGATTTGATGGTCACAGTCTTGCGGGGTCCGCCCTGGCTGGGCTGGCCGCCGACGGTGCCGCGCCTGGAGTCGGGCACCAGCTTGATGCCGACCTCGTCGAGGTCGATGGTGATGGATGTCGTGCGCACGCCCTCGGAGCTGAAATACTGGCCGAGCAGGGACGGAACCCAGGGCAGGCGCATGACGCTGGCAGAGAGCTCAGCGCAGGTGAAAAGATCAGGGGTAAAAAGGTTGGCCATGGCGTGTGTCCTCCATTAGGCGCTTTCGAGGGCCTCGATGGCCTCGCAGAGGGTGTCGGTGCGGGCCGGAGTTGCCGCAGTCCAGGCGCCGACAAGTGCGGAGAGCTCTGCCGTGCTGAGCACGGAGGCGGCGGTGTCGGACGAAGGCGCGACAAAGTCCTTGACGACCACGCCCTGCGCTTCAAGAGCGGCCTTGGCGGCAGAGGTGATCGTGCCGTGGGAGCCGTCGAAAACGGCGCAGCGGACGACGCAGGCCACGGTGCCGCCGGCGGAGGCAGGGGCAATGGCCATGCCGTAGAGGCCGGCAGTCGCGTCGGCGATGACGTCGCCGGCCTTGCAGCCCCCCTCGGGGGCGGTCAGAACCTCACGGCAGTAGATGGGGGCGAGCTCCCACAGGAGACACTCGGAGAGGGCGGGATCCATGGAGGCGGTCACGCCGGGATACTTTGCGGTCGGATCAGGCATGGCTATTTTCCTTCCTTGGCCAGGCGGTCCATCGCCTCGGCGAGGTACTGGCCCGGAGTCTTTGCGGTGGCAGAGGCGTCGGGGGCGACGCCCTGGGGGGATGCGGCCTGGATGCCGGCGAGGATTTCCGCGCGGGCCTCGGCGTCAGCCTGAGGCTTGACCTGCTCCTGCACGGCTTCCTGGGCGGGAGCTTCGGCCACGGCCGGGAAGGCCACGGCGGCGAGCTCCTTGATCCTGTCCGGCTCGAGACCGGCGCAGGCCTGGAAAAATTTTTCGGCGCGGGCGCGGTCGTCCGCGCTCAGCATGGAGCCCACGCACGCGAGCATGTCGGAGGGGCTCATGGCGGAGGCTTTGCCCTCGGCCAGGAGCTCCTGCACCAGCTCGGGATGCTGGGAGGCAAGAGTTGCTCTATCCACGAGAGCGACCTCCTGTAGGAGTTTGACGGCCTCGTCCCTGCCGGAAACCACGGCAGAGGCCAGGCCAAGTTTTGCGGCTTCCGCGCCGAGGAACACGCGGCCCTCGGCCCAGTCGGAAGACGCCTCGAGGTCGAGCCCCATGGCCTTCGCCACGGCGCCCTTGAAGACTGCGCAGATGCCGTCGCACTGCGCCTGGAAATATGCGCGCTCCTCTGCGGAGAGGGCGCCGTAGGGGTTGCCGGCCGCCTTGAGCTCGCCGGAGGCGATGACCGTAACGGCCAGGCCGGCCTCCTCGAGGGCCTTGCTGGCGTCCACGTGCGTCATGACCACGCCGATGGAGCCGAGCTCCGCCGTTTCGGTTGCGTAGACCCTGCCCGTTGCGGAGCCCAGCCAGTAGGCAGCGGACGCCATGAGGGAGCCCGTGTAGGCGGCGCAGGGCTTGGCGCAGGCGGCAACAGCCTGGGCTACCTCCTGGCAGCCGGCCACCGTTCCGCCAGGGCTGTCGATGTCGAGCAGGATCGCGGAAACGGCGGGATCCGCCTCTGCCTGGCGGATCGCCTCGAGCACGGCGGAATAGCCCAGCGTCTGCCAGCCGCCTCTTGGCGTCATGGCTCCGGAAAGCTCGATGACGGCAACCCCGCCCTCAAGAGAGGCGTAGACGGGCGCCTGCTCGCTGAAGACGTCGGGAGCAGATGCGCTCCTGCGCGAGAGCTGAAGGTCGCGCAGAACATCCTGTGCCAGGTGCGGGGCGAGCAGCCAGAGATGCGTGCTATTCGGCATTGGGAGAGTCCTTTTCGGAGCCCTCTGCCCCGGCAGGTGCGGACGCCGGAGCAGAGGATGCGGGGGCCTCGGTGGAGGAAAGATCTTTCATGGCGGCCTGCTCTTCGCGGAGAATGGGCAGGAGGTCGTCGAAGTCGCGTCCGTTCTGGGCCAGAATTTCGTGCCTGGACGCCAGATGGTTCTGCACCGCCATGACGTCGGCCTCGATTTCCTTGGTTGGATCCATGTAGCCCCTGGCAGGGCCAACCCATTCGCAGGAGCACCAAAGTTCGCGGGCCTCGTAGAAGCCGGGCGCGCCGGCGGGGAGCTCGAGCATCCCGCGGAGCCAGGCCTCCTCCATGAGCATCTCCCAGACGGGCTGGCAGTAGCGTTCGCTGAGGAAGCGCCGGAACCATTTGAACGTGCGCCAGGCCTCGTTCATGGCCGCGCGGGAGCTGGAGTAGTTGGTCTGGCTGAAATCTTTCGAGACGGCGATGGCCGGCAGGCCCACGGATGCGGCCAGAGCGTTCTGCAGCAGGCTCACGAAGTTCATGAAGTTGGTCGAGGGGCGCTCGTTTTTCAAAACTTGCGGTTCCTCGCCCTCGTTGCCGTACATGATCTGCGGGCCGAGCAGGTCCTGGTAGAAATTCGGCTCGCCGGTATTCGGGTTCGCATCGCCGGGCGCATAGACGCCGGAGGGAAGCTGCTGGACGGGGTTGCGCTTGATGAACACCGGGAACATCGCGGCCACGTTCTGGGCGGTGAGCTCAAAGGCGATGGCATCGTCGAGCTGGCGGAAGAGCTGGCAGGAGTTGGCGAAGATGGAGATGCCCCGGTACTGCTCGTCCTCGAGGACGGGGAACAGGTGGAGCATGCCCGGGCGGTGGCCGACGCGCGCCGGCACGGCCGAGTAGTCCAGTGGCGCCTCGGCGTCCTGGAGGCGGGCGCCTCCGCAGTCCTCGGGCGCGGCGATGTAGTACTCGACGGGCCTGCCGTGGGCGTTGACGCGGATGCCGTCCACCACAGCAGGATCAGCCTCCATGCCGGAAGGCGTGCGGAGCCGCGAGGGCGCCACGGCCTGGATGGCCAGGCCGAAGGCGGCGCCGTCGGCCTTCCGCTGCGCCTCGTCGCGCATGACGGGGATGTGGACCATCTCGCCCTGGGCGAGCATGGTGCGCAGGCCAAGCGCCTGCAGTTCGCCGAAGGAGAGCACGCCGCGCAGGTCCGCAGTGCGGGCCCAGCCGTACCACAGCCACTCCATGCGACGGCCGAGCTCCTGCGCCTGCTCCGGCGAGATGCCGAGGCGCGCGCCGGGGATGCTGGCAACGGGCGTGAGGCCCGTGCCCACCACGTTCTGGGCGAAGGTGGACAGGATGGACGCCGCCTGCCAGTCGTTGGCGGCGAGGTCGGCAATGCGCCTCTGGGCGCGGATGCGCTCGGTGACGGCCTGGGCGTCGGAGCCTATCTGGGGCCCGCGCCAACCGGCAGAGGGACCGCGCAGAGCGCCAGCGTCGCGGGATGCGGACGTCGGACGGCGGGAGGTGTTGACGGGGCGGGAGGTCTTGAAGGCCTTCATGCGGCTACCTCCTCACCAGGGGGCGCACGAGCAGGGTGGACTGGCCGGACAGGGACGCCTCCACGTCCGCGAGCCACTCGAGGTGCTTCCGGATCTCGCTCAGGTCGTAGCGGGTGAGCTGCCGGCCGTCGATCGTGTACGTCTTGCCGGTCGCGCATGCGCGGAGAGCCTCTTTCCAGAGGCTGATTTCGGCTGTGACTTCTTCGCGGGTGTAGAGAGGCATGCGTCCATGATAGTCAAATCTCTGACGCATGAAAGGCAAGGTGAGACTTGTGAGACATCAATTTGCCTTGAGGCGCATTTTTCTTTTCATGAAGGCCATAAGCTCGCTTTTGAGATAGAAACGGCACCGCGCCATGCCATACGAGTTGAACTCGCCCTTTCTCGCCATGCGGAAAAAAGTCGCCTTGCTCACGTTGAGCAGTTTTGCCGCCTGCTGCCAGTTGAGCCTGTCGGCCAGATCATAGAGCCCCATCGCTATGCGTACCTCCCTCCCCAGCGCCTCGCCGGCTGAGGTGCCGGACGGAGCTGGGCCGTCTTCTGCGCCGGCGCTTCCGGCTTCGGCGCCTCCTTCCTCGAGTTGCGCACGCCCTTGACGTAGGCCAGGGCGGACACCATGACCTCGCAGTCCCAGTAGTGGTTGGCGCGTCCCTTGGGGTTGATCCAGCACTGCCTGGCGTCGTCCCAGACCTCCGCCGTCATCTCGGCGAAGTACTGGGCGAGCTCGCCGTCGGCGTCGCGGTGCAGATGGAACGCGCCGGCGTCCTCAGGCGCGACGGCCAGCTTGGCAACCAGTCCCGACTTGAAAAACGTGGTGTCGCAGCGGAACAGGGTGAGCCCGCCGGGGATCTTGACCTTGTCGCCCTTAGCCGAGGGGAAGTACTCCAGGGCCGTCATGGAGTAGGGCGTCGTCATGCTCTGCCGGCCCTGCCACGGAAAGACGCGCCCACGGTGGCGCGCCGCCCACGCGTAGACCTCCGCCGTCCTCGAGCCCATGGCGTCCATCATGACGCCGGCCACGTGGTAGGCCCTGCCGTCGGCATCCCGGTACTCGGCCTCCAGGAGCGTCTGCTCGAGCGCGCGGAAAGAGTCCAGCGCCCCGCACTGCACCAGCCAGCTCTCCTCCGCCTGGCCGAAGCCGTAGGCGCGGATCACGTAGCGGAAGTAGCCTTTCTGCGTGTCCACGCCGGCAAGCAGGCAGCTCACGCGCCCGCCTCCGGGAACGGTCCCGCGCGGCCGGTCGTCGCAGAGCCTGGCCAGCTCCTCCGGCTCCCGCTCCTCGTGCAGCTCCGTCCACGGAAGGCCAAGGTAGTTGTTCCTCCAGTCCTTCCACAGCTGCAGGTCGCTCGAGGCCTCTACCTCGGCTTTCCTCTGGCAGAGCTCGGAGAGACTCACGAAGGGCGAGATGAGCGCCGGCACGTGGAAGGCCACGACGGCCGGCCGGCTCTGCCGGACGTGCGCCTCCATGTCCTCGCCCGTCGCCGGCACTATCCACCCGCCCCTGCGGACGGCCTCGTCCCTGTCGGCATCCGTCCACTGGGCCTTGCAGTGCGGGCACTCGTAGCGCCCCAGCCTCTGCGAGTAGACGTCAAGAGGCCTGGCATTCGCCGGCCAGCGGAGGCCGGACTCCGCCATGACGTGCCGGCGTCCGCACGCCGGGCACTTGACGGCATAGCCGTAGCGCGCCTGCGCGCCGGCATAGGCCCGGGCGATCGGGCCGTCCTCGGTCGTGGGCGTGGAGATCTTCCAGATGCGGGCCCTGGAGCCCCAGGTGGTGCAGCGCTTCTCCGCCAGCGCTTCGGAGCCCGCCTCCTTCCCGCTGTCCTGGTACTTGTCGAGCTCGTCGAGGATCAAGTAGCGGATCGGCTTGTTGCCGAGACGGGAGGGCGAGCCGGACCAGGCCATGTAGATGGCCGTGTGCGCCAGGGCGATGCGCAGGGAGCTCGTGTCGTCGGGATCCGGGCTCATGAGCTCCCTGAGGCGCGGGCTGTCCTGCAGCATGGGCAAGATCCTGTCCCTTGCGTTTTCCCTGGCCGTCACCTCGTCGGGGTAGACGTAGAGCACGGGGCCGGGCTGGCGGTCGATCGAGTAGCCCACGCAGTTGTGCACGGCCTCGGTGCCGCCCGTCTGGGGGCTCTTCATCATGACGATGATGCGCACGCCAGGAAGGAAAGAGGCGTCCATGATGCCCGCCGTGTACATGGTCACGCTGTTGCGCCACGGGCCGGGGCGGGACGACGTGTGGATCACGCGGTGGCGCTCGGCCCACTGGCTCACCGGCATGGGCAGGCGCCGGCGGGCGATGGCGCGCTCGCCGGCGGAGAACGCCGAGACGTAGCGCCGGACCTTGAGGCGCCGGAGCACCGCCATGGTCGCTGGGTGCGTGCACGGGGGGAGGCTAAGCGTCCTCGCCGGGGATGTCGTCGTCTGCGATCTCATCCGTCCATGTCTCCACCTCCAGGCTCATGGGCCTGGAGAAAGTGTTGATTGCCTGGGCCAGGGCGCGGTCGAAGGCCTGGCGGGCGGCTTCCTCGCCTCGCGCCGGATCCTCGATGGCGGCCCTGACGATGTCGGGCATGGCGTCGTGCATGTCCTGCGCCAGCCCAGCGTAGAGCACCGCCTCCCGGTGTGCCAGCTCGAGCCACACGTCCGCCTTCCTGAAATATTTGCCGGCCTTGACGGCGTTTTCGTGCTCGATGCCGGCGATCTGGGCCCTGAGCTTGCGGACTTCCTCCCGCAGCTTGAGCTCCGGCAGGCTCGCCACGTCGTCCGGCAAGGGCTGGGCGTAGCCCTGCGCCCGCGCCTTCGCCTTCGATTTCGCCCTCGGCAGGGGAGCCGGCACGTCCGCCTGCTCCCTGAGGGCAGGGGCGAGCATGTCTGCCAGAGCGTCAACGCTGCCAGTGTCCCAGAGGCCGTTGGCGTCCGCATAAAGCACCCGCTCGGCCGAGCGCTTCTGAAGCGTGCGCAAGGATACCTTGAGGCCGAGCTCGTCTACCAGGTAGGCGCGTACGTCGGCCAGGGTACGGAAGATGCGCCCCTTGGCCGAGGGTTTCTGTGCAGTTTCTGGCGCGGACATGGGTTTCTGGAGGTTTTTCCTGCGGTGCCGATTGAGATGTCATTGAGTTGTCAGGATTTTGACACTGCATTTACCCGTGCGGTTCGCCCCGCACGCCGAATGCAAAAATGTGCAGCGCCCGAAGCGCGGGGGGTTCCGCCC